ATCAATGAAGCAAAATGGAAAGCCGCAAAAGAATACTGTTTAGATCGCGGTTGGGGCTTTCAAATCATCACAGAAAAGGATTTAAACATTAAATAAATATTTTAATGGCTAATATACTCGATAGACTCAGCACTCAAATGAATAAGGCTGGCGTTTCACAACGCACGGCAAAGGCGAGAACATGGCTTCGTAATAAGGTGAGCCAACTACGTTCAGTCAGAAGAAATACAATTATTCAAGATTCGACTAGAAAAACGACTGGGTTTTATCCAGGCAGAATGTACTTCTATTTCTACGATCCAAAAACAAAAGACACTTTACCATATTACGATAGATTTCCTTTGGTTATCCCAGTTGAACGTTATAAAGATGGTTTCTTGGGTCTCAACTTACACTATCTACCAGTCAAATATCGTTTGATTCTTTTGGATAAACTATACGAAACATTAAACAACGATCGTTTTGACGATACTACAAAAATGCAGTTGTCATATGACTTATTAGCTGGTGCAACCAGATATGAAGAATTTAAACCCTGCCTCAAACGTTATTTGACTTCACACATTGCATCAGGGCTTATCGAAATTGAGCCTTCAAATTGGGAAATTGCACTGTTCCTGCCTGTGGAAATGTTTGTCGGTGCTACGAAAGAACAAGTCCACAAAGACTCAATGGAGATGATTTAATGCCTTTTACAGTACCTGGATTTGAGGAAAGAAAACCACCTGCGGAAGTTCAAAGCCCACCGCAAACTCCTCCTGCTCCACCGCCAGCAGACAATAGTCGTTCCTCATTAAATTTAGATAGTGTTGCAATTAAAAACATTTTCTCAATTGACAACTTTAGATCAAAGGTTAATTCGTTTGGTGGGTTTCAGAAAACCAATCGTTTCTACGTTGAGATTTTTAGCCCTAAATGGACTAACGATACTATGGATCGTTTAAAGTTTTTATGTGAGGCTGCAGAACTTCCTGGTAAAACGATATTAACAAGCGATGCAAAAATCTATGGTCCTGCGTATAAAGTTGCAACAGGAACAGTTTTCAACGAGATAACTTTAACCTTTATATCAACTAATGATATGAAAGACAAATTGCAATTTGATCTTTGGATGAATTCTATACAAAACCCAAGAAAGTTTCACATGAGTTATCGAGATGAGTATGTCGGAACAGTTTCAATTATCGCATTAAGTGAAACTCCTGAAATTCAAGATCCAAAGGCTGCAGCAGCTGCGGCTTCTTCAAGCCCAATGTCATTGATTGATAAGATTCCATCGAGCGTCGTTGATATAACAATTGATGCCTTCAGAGCAATCAAGAACAGATTTACTGGTGGTGGTGCACCTCAAAACGAAGCAGCACAAAGCACACCTGAAGTTCCCACACCAAAGGTATATTGGGTAAAATTGATTGACGCTTTCCCAGTTGCAATTGCTCCTGTTCCTTTGAGTTGGTCAGATGACGGATTTATGCGATTCCAAGTTACTTTCGCATATCACAGATGGGAAGGTATTTCTGAAACAATTGCTAAAATGGAAGAAGTTGTTGTTCAAGGAAATAGATTCGCTAATCCGTTAAAATATGTACAAAAGATTTCTGCGCTCGTTAACAGCGCAAATAAAGAAAACTTAAAAAATATGGCTATAGGTCGTTTAGAAAATACAATCTTAGACGCAGTCAATGATACTGATGGTGGGCTCAGAAAAATTATTGGTACTGGCGAAAATGCAGTCAACAATTATCTGAATCAATCATCTGAAAAAGTTGGACTTAATACTAGCGGTAGAAAGCCATTGAACTTTATCATAGAAAGAATTAAATTTGATTCTGGTCGTACTTAATAAAATATGGAGTAATTATGTTACCGAAAATTGAACATCCAATTCATGAAATTGAATTGAAATCTGTAAACAAAATGGTTAAGTTTAGACCATTTTTAGTTAAGGAAGAAAAGATTCTTCTCATGGCATTAGAGGCAAATGAAGAAGAATCAATGATTGATGCGATACGTCAAATCATTCAGAATTGTGTAATCTCACCATCTGACTTTAATGTGGATGATTTAGCGATTTATGATTTAGAATATTTCTTCATAAAATTGCGCGCACATTCAATGGGTGAAATCGTAGAAACCAAATATACATGTCAAAATGTAGTGAATGAGAATCAAGACAAATGTGGCAATCTTATGGACGTGACTGTTAATCTATTTGACGTTACTTTAAGGAATGCGGAAGATAATTCAATCATTAAATTTAACGATACGGTTGGCGTTAAAATGAAACACCCAAACATCAATTCGTTAAATCAAATGTCTGAAATTAACTTTTCTGAGAGCGTCAAGCATGTTGTAGATTTCATCTACGATTGCGTAGATTACGCATTTGATGAGAATCAAGTTTATACAAAAGACGATATTAGTCGTGAAGAATTTACAGAGTTTGTCGATAATATGTCCAAGACAGATTTTGATAAATTTGAAACCTACTTTACGTCTTTACCAAAGTTATCATATACAATCGAAAAAACCTGCTCAAAGTGCAATTTTGAACATAAAATTGTTCTGGAGGGTATCGGCGATTTTTTCGATTAAGTTTTTGTAATGAAAATCTGAAGAATTATTTTAAAACTAACTTTGCATTGATAAAACACCACAACTTTAATGTGGCTGAGTTGGAAAATATGATCCCTTGGGAAAGGGAGACATATGTATTGCTTGTGCTACAGTATTTAAAACAAGAGCAAGAACGACAACAGATGGAACAATTAGCGAGAAAGAGTAGATAAAAATGGCAGAACCTAATCCATTCATGGCAATGCTTGCTCAGAAGATGGGCGGAAAACCTACACCTGAGGCGCAACCAGAATCTAATCAGCAAACTGATAAGAAGGTTGACAAAAGACCAAAACGAGCATCGTCGCGCGATAAAGTTAAAGGTATGCGTAATTACACAGCTGGTCGTTCTGTGTCTGATTTCATTGCGTCTCAATCTGAAAGTCCATTCTTGCGAAGTGCTTATGCTTATGCAAAAACAATTAGACAGAGACGAGAAATGGAGGCTGCTAAGAAAGATGCTGCCGTAAAAGGAAAAGCCCCAGTTGATGATAAAGAAAAGCAAGAGGAAGGTGAAGAGGGGACAGCTGATAAAAGAACTGGTATTAGAACAATTGCGACGTTGAAACGACAGTTAAAAACAGTCGAGAAGGTTACAATTGAAAATCAAAAAGATACAAAACAAGTAGTCAAAGCAATCTCAGAAATAAAGAAGGGCATACTGGGAATCAAAAATGCTATTAAAAAGATAACAGGTTCTTTTTCAAACATTACAAGTTCAATTACTCCCTCTCCTGAAAAATCTCTTGCAGCATCGGCAGCAAGAATGTATAGCAGCGCAGGAGCAGATACGAAAGAATTAATGAAACCTATTGATGTTAAATCAGAAGGTCAAGAGTATCTTTATTATAGGGGAGCTCCTGAAGGTCGACAATTCTATAAGAAAGGTAGAAGTGGAGCAGCTGGTGCTATTGCTTCAAGAGAAACATCAGAAAAGTTATTTGCAGAATTAGATAAAAAATTATCAGCAATTAGTGCTAAGATGAATGGTGGTGAAGGTGATGCTGGAAAAGTCGCAGGACCAAAAGATTATGGTCAGTTAAAAGAAGTTGACAATCGCGAAGAAACAGAAAAATTAGAAAAGGCATTGGAAGGTGCATTAAGAAAAGTATTACCAACAGCATTAGCAGAGGCTGGTGTGGGCGATCAAATGCCAATGATGGGTGGTGGCGGTGGTGGTTTATTGGATGGTCTTGGTGGTTTTGCAATGCGCGCTGCTGGTGGTTTAGTTAAGGGTGCTGCTGCTCTCGGTCGTGCTGCTTTTAAAGGCGTAAAGAATATTGGCGCCAAAGTTGGTGGTATGTTCAAAAGAACACCAACGGTTGCAGCGCCAACTACAACTCCAACAATGCCCACTGGTGCTCCGACTTCAACGCCAGCACCTCCAGTAGAAGCTGCTAAAAAAGCAGCAGAACAAACAGCAGGTGCAACTGCTCAAAAGGCTGCTGAAAAGGGTGGAACTGCAGCTGCGGAAACGGCAGCAAAAACTGGAGCAAAAACTGCTACTAAAACGGCAGGTAAAACTGTTTTGAAATCTGCACTCAAAAAGATTCCAATTATTGGCGCTCTTGCAGGATTAGGATTTGGCGCCCAACGTGCATTGTCTGGCGACTTAACAGGAGCAGGTCTTGAAGTTGCTTCTGGATTAGCAGGAACACTTCCTGGTCTTGGTACTGCTGCATCAATAGGAATTGACGCTGGATTGGCTGCACGTGATATGGGAATGTTAGGTAAAAGTGCAATGCCAAATCCAGTTAGAACAGACATTCCTGGTACAATTATGGAGCGTACTAGTGCGAATATGCAAGCTGCACGTCAAACAGCACCTCCAGTAATTGTAAATGCGCCATCAACACCACCAGCTGTACCGCCACCAGCACCACAACCAAAACCATTCAGTGCAACTCCAACAGTTCGTAATCCTGATGATGCTTTCATGCGCGCAACATATAAAGACTTTTATCACCCATCTTCATTGTACAAATAAAAAGGGAGGCTTTCGCCTCCCTTCCATACAACCAACTCGGATTGGTGTATTAATCTTCAGCCAACTTTCCGAAGAAAGCCATTGAATCGTCGTCATCAGTGGCTGCAACGCCGACATCTTCATCAGCCAGTTCGAGATCTTCAGCCTTCGACTTTGCACGCGCAGCGGCAACGCCATCAAGACCAAGAACGCGATCCAACTTTGACTTCAATTCATCATAAGACTTGAAGTGCTTTGGATCGAGGAATTCCTTGAGAGAATATTCCGCTTTCCAAACCTTCTCAATCTTATCATCATCGCCGTCAAACAACGGAGACGGATTATCAAACTCAGACTTATCGTAGTTACGATAGCCTTCAACCTTGCGGATCTTGAGTTTGAAGTTTGCACCTTCCCAGAAGCTGAACGGATTGACAGCCTTCTCATCTTCAAATTGCGGCTCGATCTTTTCCTTGATCTTATCAAAGATTTTCTTGCCGTACTTGTAGAGGAAAACTTTTCCTTCGTTGGCAGGATTTGCAGTATCCTTAATGACAAGAACGTTTGAGATATAAGTCAGACGACGCTTCTGCTTGCGAGCAATTTCCTTGTTCGCTTCAATGCCAGAGTTCCAGAGTTGAGTGTTATACTCAGAAACGGGATCCTTCTGACCAAGAGTCGTCAAACTGTTCTCAATGTACCAGCCACCAGGACCTTGGAAGCCATGACTGAACACTTGAACCCACGGCATACCATCTTCCCCATCAACAGCAGGGGCGTCAAGAAAACGAATGACTGCGTAGCCATTACCAGCAGCATCAACTTCTGGTTGCCACAAACGTTCATCTTCTTTTGAACCACTGTTCTTTGTGGTCGATTCGAGTGCTCGAGCGAGCTTGCCAAGAGAGGAGTTCTTCTTGAGCGCAGATAGATTAGACATATGTATTACCTCGTATATTTTGTATTAACAGTATTAATTGTATCCACAATATCATAACAACAATAGTATATATTAAACCGCGACAGGAGTCAACTCCTTCTTGATCATGAATTTAAACATACTATCATTCAACGGAGCATAAGCAAAAAAGAATGGCTTATACTTATTGAATTTCTTGTAAAGATCACTCCAAATAAAGTCATCTTCAATCTTCGTATTCCAACGATCAAACAACTTAATTGCGTGATCTAATATGATTAGTGAATCCAGATTAATTTCCTTTTGCATGTATAGATTAAGAAGTTCAGGGAACTGCCCATCCTTACAGCGTAATGAATCACCAAAGTTAATCTGTTTAAGTTTGTTTAGATCTTCGTTAAAATTTTCAGCGCGTGCAGATTGCCAATTTTTCCAATCTTTAAAAAGTTGTTTTGCTTCGTCTTTGAGTAGTTCACTTATCCAGTTTTTATCTTTATGAAAGAAGTTCACTGCATAGAAATATGGCAGTTCACCTTCATCATACATTCGTGCTATTCTGTGAAATGAGTATTTGTCTTTTCGTAAATCAAACGTTTCAATTGTGGTTCGCGATTTGCCGTTGTATTGAAAATAGTCGAAGTGATCGTTAGTGAAATGTAATCTCACCGACATGTAACAAACATAGGCGTCGTAGCCATTCATATTGGCAATCTAGATGACCTTTGTATGAAGCGTAACGTTTGTGCTTCGACTTCAATTTTAGATTTTAGATTTTCGTTGATCAGGCTTGCAGCGACCTCAACCTCAAGACCACTTTCTTCACAGTAGTGAGTAATAGCGTCAATTAGGCTCAGATTCATTTTACTAGCCATTTCTTCTATCATTATACAGAAATTGTTCTTTTCTTCTCGAGTAGCCATCAGCTTGGACCAAATACTTCGTTAATGACGCGATTCACTTTGATGAATTTACCTTTATGATAAAGTTGATATAGATCTTCGGCACCAACATAAGTACAGGCTGAGCGGATTCCACCCAAAAGATTTTTTACTGTATTGGAAACTTTGCCGCGATACGTTATGTATACTTCTTTACCTTCACTGGCGCGATAATCAGCAACACCACCATTGTGAAGTTCTTGTGCAGCCTTTGAAGCCATACCGTAGAACGGAATCTTACTTGCATCTTTAATGTTATCTCGGAACCCTGGCGGCAAACCTTCTTCATGTGCCGCAAACATACCACCAATCATGACGAAGTGCGCACCAGCAGCAAATGCCTTGGCTACATCTCCAGGACAGGTACATCCACCGTCAGACATAATGCGACCACGCGCTGACTCTGCTGCATCATAGCATTCAAGAACGGCAGATAATTGCGGATAGCCAACACCAGTCATTTTACGAGTCGTGCAAACTGATCCAGGACCGATACCAATCTTAACGATATCCGCACCAACATCAATTAACGATTCAACTGCTTCTGGCGTAACGACATTTCCTGCAATCAATCCATACTCTGGATAATTCTCAGCAAATTCTGCAACAAAATCTAAAAACTTAGAGGTGTAACCGTTTGCAACATCCACACAAACAGCGCGAGGAAGGGGAATGTCGTTATCAACACAGTGAGCGTGGAATTGAGTGAACTTATCCAGATCAGTATTGTTAGCGCCAAGAGAATAAATTGCATACGGTGCTACGTCGCGCTCTGCGTCATAGAAATCAATAAGTGCATTTAGAGGATAGTGTTTGTTCAATGCAGTGAGGATATTATCGCGACTCAATGCTACAGCCATCTCAAAAGTGCCAACTCCATCCATATTTGCCGCGACAATCGGAACGACATCTAAATCGAAAAAGTCAACCTCAAGATCTACTAACTGTCGCGAGTGTAAATCTGAATGCTTTGGCACTAGAAGCACATCGGCGAAGTCGAGTTTTGTTTCAACATCTATCTTCATATATTACACCTTATTCATAAAATATATGCGCACCAATTTTAACAATGCGTCGCTTATGTTCAGCCCAGAAAGGATTTACATAGTCAGCATGATAGTATAACGCATTACGCAGTTCAGGTAAAGTATTTTTCCTGCCTGCAACAATTTGTTCAGACATTTGATAGATACGTTTCCAGTCGTTATCTTGGAATCTAGCCGAGGAGAGTTTTCGCTGACATACCCAACTAAATTCGCAAGTTGTTTTTCTTTCATACACAACACCGCAAATAGAATCGGCAAAATTTTTGTGCTTCACGCGATTTAAAGTTACTGTTGCGACTGCGAGTTGACCTTGCTTAGATTCACCGACAGATTCATAATAAATGTTATCCGCCAAGCACATAATGCTTTGATTGTCTTTGGAACTCATTATCGATTCAATGTTGTCTTTTATTATGAATTTATATGCAAAGTACATCAATGTCGAAAAGACAATAAGGAATACAACCACATAAGTAAACAGAAAAGAAACAACTTTCTTTCTCAGAAACTCAAAACTTTCTTCATTCATAAATTAATTCTGATAGAACAGATGATTACCAATTTTCTTCACAAACGTTTTAGTGCGAGACCAGTTAGGTTCAACGTAATGAGCGTGAAAGAATTTTGCATCGCCGACAACATTAGTATCTTTTTTCGCAACAAGCATTTGTTGAGAGATTCGCATAGATTCTGTCCAACTTGCGGTGCGAACATTCACTCGTTTTTTACCTTCACATACCCAACTAAACTGGCAAACACCTTTAGCCTTTTGATGAACGACGCCACAAACTGTCTTTGGATATGCTGAACTTCTTACGCGATTCATCGTGACTTCAGCAACAGCAACCTTACCAGCATATGGTTCACCACCTGCTTCGAAGTAAATGTTGCGCGCAAGACAATCGACTTCTTTCATCAAAGCCTGTTGCTTATCGTAAGATAATTGAAAGAATGCCATTTCGTTATGCATGTACGACATTTCTTCGACAAGACGTGTGTTAACAATCATCTGATGATTGAGAGTGTCCTCTGCCTTTAGATGTGAAGACATTGGGACGTAAATGGCGAAGAAAATAAACGCGAACAATCCACCAACTTTAAGAATGAAATCATGATATTGATCGACAAATTTTTGAACTGCATTCATGATAGTTGCCTCCATTATGCAGTGAATTGATTGAACAATCACTAACTCAATTATGAACGTACAATGCTTTATCTAATTTTTTAATAATTTTAGGTAGTTTACAAAACTTCTCAACATACTCCAAAGCAAAATATCCGTCAGCATTAATTTTACTTTTATCCAAACGAAGTTGTTTTGCATACAACGTTCGAGTGGCAAAATTACCAATATCAATTTTGTTCAATTCAATCTTAGACTCTTGTCTTTCCCACTTAAAGTGATTGTGAAAAAAATCACAATGTATAAAATTAGTATCGTCATCTACTACTGCCAAAAACTCCTGCACAAAGTTTGGAAAGTAGTAGTTATCATCGCTAGTCATAACAAGCCATTCTTCTTTTGCACACTCAATTCCATAATTTCGAGCAGTATGACCCCAATCTTTATTGGGACCATTAAGCATACTAAAACGAATTCTGGTATCATCACCAAACGAAGATGCTATACTTTCAAATCCATCGTGCGGTGCATCAGCAATTACATGTATACTCCAATTTGGATTCGTTTGCGAATACACACTAGAAATCATTCCAAGAAGTTGAAGATTTCTATTGTAGGTTGGAATTACAAATTCAATTTTCAAGGTTTCCTCCAGAAACTGTAGATACCCTTATCAACCTCGTAACGATCCCACATAAATCGTTCACGCATAGGTTGTATTCTAGCCCATTCCCACATACAAGTCAATCCCTCTTTAAGAGATGTTTTGTCGGAATAGCCAAGGAGATCTACTGATTTCTGGTAGGTTGGATGTGAGTATTTCACTTCATGGCGCGGTTCGAGATGTACCGTTACACCTCCACCCATGACTTCTGTAAGAATAGCGTTTGCTTCCTTGATGGTGTATTCTTTCGTTCCACCAAGATTAATAATCTGTTTCGAGCAGTTCTCTTGAACCGCTGCCTTCCACAATCCATCCAAACAGTCATCGATGTAACTGAATGCTCGCATTTGCATTCCATCTCCGAAAATAGTCATTGGAAGATTATTTAAATGTTGCCACATCCAGATACCAAGAACATTGCGGTACTTATCCCAGATGTTTTGTTTGACGCCATACACATTATGTGGGCGAATGATGCACCAATCAAGACCATGTTGCTCGCCAGCGATTTGAATATCGCGTTCGCACGCCATCTTTGCGACTCCATATGGATCTATCGGCATCAAAAGATCTGTTTCGCTGAATGGTGGAGTACCTTCTCCATAAACTGCAAGAGAAGAAGTAAATACAATCCTCTTCACACCATGAGTGATGCATTGATTTACAACTCGTGCGGTGGCAACGAGATTGTTTGTGTAGTTAAAAGAACGAATGAATGGCGAAAGACCTTCTGCGGCATAAGCAGCGAAGTGAAAGACATAATCAAATTTGTAATCTTCAAACAAACGATCAAAGTCGTGTGCGGCAAGATCGAGTTTTGCTAGAGTGACTTTTGGATTTACATTCTCCATATAGCCGCCACTCAAATCATCGATGCCAACAACGTTGACACCTGGTTTGTTTTCAATGATCCAATCTGCTAAACGAGAGCCAAGCAAGCCTGCAACACCAGTAATCAATACGTTCATAAATCCTCCAATTATTTTGATTTATTTATTCTAGATAATACCATCAGGAGTACGAATTTTACTCTTGTGACCGAACTCTTCATCAGTCATAGGTTTAATCAATTTGTTACCACAGTATGTTTCTTTCTTTTTCAAAAGATACAATGTCTTATAAAAGACCAATCCACTGTCACCATATTCCAAAGTCAATTTGTTATAGAAGGTAGTAGAATCGTATGGATATTTGGTCCAACGAAGACTCTTTTGTTTATACAAATAAAAAGAAATTAATCTTTCGTGTATGAATGGGAAATTTATGGTGGGACGACCAAGATGCAGTTTTAATGATGGACCATATGCAAACTCAAACAAATCACGATCATTCTTGATTATTTCCATGCATTCTTCAAAAAAAGAAAACCACTCGTTCCAAAACTTTTTGTTACCAATCCAAAAAGTACAAGTCGAAGTTAAGTCGGGATGAAAACCATCACGATCAAGATCAATATCTAAGTTTAATTTTTTCAATAGCCGACGATTGAATTCTATCAATCCAGGATGAGAGATGTCGCCATTTATGAATGGGTTCTTAAAGGCTGCGGCTTCTTGTATGTGCGGATCAATAAAATAGAGATCATAACCTGGATTCTTTTTAATCCAACGAACGAAGAAAGTGCCATCAGATTTTATCTTCTCTCCCCACTTCCAACTTACAAGACCCCAGTGCGTGTCTTTATCTTCCTTATGTTTCTCGTAAATCTTCTTATGGAGAGGATATTCTCTCAGTTGTGGTTGAGCGTTTTCTGTGTTATCGAACGGAATGAAATTTCGATAATCAAGATTGATTGTTTGCTCTTTGGCGTAATATGATTGATATATTGCAACTTTCATATGAGAATATAAAGTAAGTAAAGAATGGCGAGGTTGCCCTCGCCACCTGACTTTTCTGTTACCAAGCGGTCAACTCTTAGCCATTACTTGCCGTTTGAAATAAAATCATTCAACCGTGTGGCTTTATCCAAAACATCATCCTCAGTAAAATACTTCGGATAATTTGGTTGAGATGGAAGTTGTGTTTTGTTTCCCATTGCTGCGGAGCACAATACTTCCCATTCGCTTTTAATGGTTGAGTGTCGAGTATTAAACTCTTCGCTCAGCATATCTTTTGCGAGTTTTACCAACTCTAGTCTAATTTCATAAGGTGTC